AACGGCCGTTAAGAACACCAGCAAAAGTATTACCAGTATCATCAACATTCAAGCCGTTATTAAGAGCAGGAGCGTAGTCAAGTACACCAGCCATTTGAAGAGCAGAAGCTACATCAGATGAACAGATTACGATGTTACCTTTACCACGGCGAGTAGCTTTAGCAATTGCATTAGCTTCACGCTCGATTTGGAACATCAAGCCTTTGAACTTCTCAACAGACCAACGGCCATTTGAGTCAACATCTAGGTTGAATACGCCTTTAGCGGCAGTACCGTCTTGACCACCAGCTTTAGCGGCAATATATACAGTACGAACAACTTCACGGTTGATTTCAGTAAGCAACTCAGCAGAAAGCATATTAGCAAGTTCAGTTTCAGCGTCAAGACCGTGGATTGCTTTAAGGTCTTGTGCTAATTCTGAAGAGTACTCAGCTTTCAATGCACGAGATACAGCAGTTACAGCAACTTTGTCAATCTTGAATGACATTTCAGAGATTGCGTCATTTTCAGTAATCGGTGTAGCAGTATCAGCAGTGCCGTCAACATTAGCGATTTCTGAACCACCTTGTGCTTCAGCTTGTGCTGTAGTACTACCAGTAGTTACAGTGAATCCACTTGCGATTTCACCAGTACCAGCATTCAGCGTGCCGTCACCAGTTACACCAGTACCATCAGCATTCTTAGAAGCGTAGCCAGTTTTAACAGTGTCAAACAATGCTTCACCGCCTGAACCGTCCTGTGCGCCATAGTTTGATTTCATAGCGAACACTAGTCCAGTAGGACCAGTCATTGGCTGAACACCAACGATATCGTATGCTACCAAGTTAGGCATTGCACGGCGTACAAGTGAGATAAGTACAGGATCGTAAGTATCTACATTGCCAGTACCAGCACTTGATGTGCCCATGCTGTTAGTTGGAGCCGCTTCAGCAAGTACGCCAGTACTGCCTAAGCTTGAACCTTCTCTAATAGAAGCTTCAGTGTTTTCCAAAAGAGTAGCTGTAACAGCCTCTTTGTGATTGTCAGAAATAGCGGGAAGAGCGGAATGCTCAAGCACTGGTGCCCACTTTTTCATTAGTTCTTCATTTCTCATTATGGTTCTCCTTTATTTGAGATTTTTAACTTATTACTATTTATAAAATTTGTTATTTCGAAAAGCGGTTAAGCGATTGAGTGTACCTAGCGATAGATGGATCCATAGCAGGCGTTACTTCTTCCGCAGTCTCTTCTTGTAGAAGATCAGTTTCTTCTTCCTTAGCAACTGGAGCAGACTCTACAAAGTAGTTGTCTTTGATGGCTTCTAATTTCTTAGTGTAGTCATCAGTTGATTCGAAAGAAATACCTTCTGAGAGAACACGCAATTTTTCTGCTTGAGTGTCTGTTAATTCCTCAGAAACATTTTTGAATGCGACTTCTAGATCAGCTTGTGACTTAGCTTCTTTGATTTCCATCATTTCTTCTACTAACTCATTATACTTAACTTTAGACTCTTCAAGAGCAACTTCAAGTTCAGCATTATGATCAATAGTTTCTTGATCGATTTCAAGGTTATGCTCAGTTACAAGACCTTTGATGCTATCGAATAGAGATTCAGCAACTTCTACTTTAATGTTGCTTTCAACTGCTACTTGATTATCATCCATCCAGTTTTCGATAACATAATCTAGATACTGGTCTACTTTTTCTACAATTTCTTCAACAGACTTTTCAACTTGCTCTTGAAGATCGCTTTCAAATTTTTCTTCCAAAGTTGCTGTTTCCGCTAGGATTTTCTCATGTACAGCGGCTTCGAATACTGCTACAGCAGAAGATTTAAAGTCTTCAGAAAATTCTGAACCTTCAAACAAACGCTCTACAGCTTCTGACATTCCACCAGTTACATTGCCTTCTGGAGTTTTTTCTTCAGAATCCTTAGCAACTTCGCCTTTATCTTTCTTTTTTGCTTTCGACTTGTCTGATCCGCCCTCTGGAGTTACGGGATCGGCTGCTACTGCATCAGTACCAGTCTCCTTCGCTTCCTCGAGGTCTAGATCAAGATCAACGCCTTTTTCTAATTCACTCATTTAACTTCTCCTTTTAAAGTAATTAATGTGTCAATATTACTATTTATAATAATTCTATTTTGACAAAGAACGAACAAACTTCTCAAACAAAGCGGCCGCTTTAATCTCTAACTCAGCAGTAGAGACTTTAGCAGTCTGTTTGATTTCTTCTTCGATCTCGTCAAATGTATTCGCTACTTCCCATGAAGAAGAAGCTACATCGTAAATCCAATCTACACCTTCCATCACTCCCTTAACGAAAGCATCTGGCGCTGATGGATCAGCTACAATATCCCCTGCGGTGGCTAACATGAAATCTTTCTGTACTTCCATGATACCACTCTTATTCTGTTTGATAGAACCCATACCACGAGATGAAATACCAAGAGTGCCATCTTCATCCATGATGTTCTTTACGATTTTGCCCATTGGCGTGTCCATTACTTTAGCACGACCAACGATATTAGCACCGTCTTGTCTTAACTCTGTGAACATATGAGATACACGATCAAGATTAATCGTTGGACCTGCAGGGTGACCAAGTTCGCCATAGGCTCTTTTCTTCTCTACATATGTCTCGTTATATCTTTTTACTTCATTAGCAAGAATCTCTTTAGGATACATACGACCATTACGGTTCTTGATGTCGCCTTGCATAATGATGCCTTCGATGAAGTAGTCTTTCTGACCATCTTCTTTGGCTTCACAGATATATTGTACATCTTCAACGATTTCTTTGATTAGTAAACTCATATCTTCTTCCTATTTGCCTGCTGAGAATGCAAACTTAGCAACATCTTTAAATGTTCTGCTGTTGTCTAGCATATTCAACACTTTCTTTTGGTTTGTGCTGTTCAATTGTTTGATCATAGAAACAATCATAGAGGCAGTTGTTAAATCGACTTTTTGCTTTTTGCCGTCTTTAAACTTAACCTGACCAATGCTTTTAGTCTTAACAATTTTTTCTAAGTCTGAAAGAACGCCTTCTGTTTTGTAACCTTCTTCTAACTCTTCGTCTTCTTCCGACTCGTCTTTCATTGCCATCTTAGTGGCAGTTGCGTACATAACATCAGTAGCTTTGTCACCGTAACGATCTTTGAACTCGCTCATTTTTTTCTTGAGTTCTTTAACGATAACTTCACGCTTCTCTTTTTGAGCATCAGTCATCTCTGCTTCAGATACAGTGCCCTCTTGTACAGACTCATAAACTTCTTCATCTTCGCCTTTTTGAAAGTCTGCGAGACGATTGCCAGATACATCAAGTACTTCTGCTTGCTTGTATCCATCTGGAAGTTCTTTAATATCTACAAGGTGCTTATCTACAAAACTTTGAATACCTGCTGAAGTAGCAGAGTCGATTTCTCCTGTAGGCTTGCCGACTGTTTCTACTGTGAACTGCTTAAAAGATTTCATTTTGATTCCTTTATTATTCTGATTCTACTTCTACGCTTGCTTCTGCTTCAACTGGCTCGCCAGCTTCTGCGGGAGCGCCAAACATAGAATCGTATTTTTGTCCGATAGCCGCTGTCATTTTATCCGCCATAATACCATTAAACGAGGATTCAAATGAACCAGCATCTTTATCCATCGCATTTTTAATCAAATCACTAACACTCATATCTATCTCCTTACTTATATCTTTATTTATATTTTATTACAATTACTGATTAAAATCCGCCATCATCTGCAATATTATCTTCTGCATCTTCAGCATCTTCTTCATCTTGACTTATCTGATCTCTCATGGTTTCGATTTCATCTTCGTTCATCATGAGAACATTTTTTCTTACCCATTCTGCTGAGTAGTACTTACCAACATAGTCGTCAATGTCTCGGAGAAGATTCAATCTTTCTCTCAAGACTTCACTTTCTTTCAATTCTTCAAAGTAGTTGTCTTGCATGAAATCGTATCTGATAGAGGCTTGAATCTCGCCCCACTCTTCAGGTTTAATGATTCCTTTGAGTATCAACTGCTTCTCAAGAACTTTATCAAACAGTGTAGAGAATCGTGATCTCAATCTGCTGATAAACTTACTAAACTTAATCTCATCTCTAGATATCTCTGTTGCTCTACCTAAAGAGAACCCAGTATCTGTTTCCATGCGAGAGATAGGCACATTCAGAGCCTTAAACAATCTCTTCTGGAAATATAATACATCGTCTAGTTCTCCTAGATTTTGACCACCAGGTAATGTAGTGATCTCTGTACCTTTTCCGCCTTCTCTTCTTGGCAACCAAAAATCGTCAGTCATACTCATATGTCTACGATCATCTTTAACATCACCAGTACTTGCATCATAAACTAAGCGATTCTTGTGCTTAGTCATCATATCTCGTAGATACTGTTCTGCTTTCATCTTAGGCAGATTACCTACATCGATATAAAAAATTCTTCTTTCAGGCGCTCTAGATATTCTGTAAATAACTACAGCATCTTCCATCATTCTTAACTGATTTAAAGGTTTGATTGCCTTATGTAAGTTAGAGATGATTAATGAATTGTTCTCATTAAGTAAACCTGAATTAGCATTTACAATTGAGTCTTTAGCAATCTTTAAGCCTTGCAGGTCAGAGTTGTTTCCTACTCCCTGCATACTACCACTTTGTGCTAAAAATCCTTTTTCACTGTAAACATAGTACTCGTTTTTTACTCTCTTATTTAAAAACTTATTGTTTCCAGATTGAACTGATCCAGATTGCTCTTTCTCAAACTCTCTAACTTTACGAATCTTTCTTGGATCGATATAGCGCAAC